GGCAAGTGGTTTTTTGAGAATTGAAGATATTGAATATCTGAAGAACAATGTCCGTACGCTCCCTGTTTTAGAGAAAAAAGGCGAAAATGGTCTTAAACCGTTGGCAAACCTGTTTGTTGTAGCTTCTCATGCAGATTCTGTTGATAATGGCAATGAAATTTCTCTTGCCAATATTTTGAAGAGTGGCTGTGAGCGATATATGTCTACGCTGTCGGACAGCTATTGGAAAAGCCGTGCAGAAGAATCTGGCTATGACTATTCTCCCGCTGTAATTCAGAGCCGCTTCTTTACTTATACAACTGATATTCCTGCGCTCTGCGAAAAATTTAGAAATAACCTAGAAGCTGTTCTGGAGACAATTCCCGAAATCGTTGATACGGAATGCAAAGAATCGGTTCGGGCGTATGTTGCCAGAAAAGAGCCGAATTTGGAAGCTGAAATCCAAAAGTACGAGGCACTTGTCGAAGATCGGCAGAAATACGTTGAGCTTTTGAAAGATATTCAGGATTCTGATTTGGAACGAACTGCTGAGAACGATAACAAAAAGCGTGAAATCAAAGATTTGATTCATTCTCTCAACGGGGAATCTCTGAATGAATGCACAAAGTATTGCACATCGGTGCTGACTGTTGATGAGATTACGCGAAGAATCAAATCCAAGGGTATCAAAAATAAAAAAGAGGACATTCAGCAATTTGCAAGCCAGTTGCAGGATGAAATGCAAAGTAAATGTTCCGATTTGCTGAAAGAGAGATCGGAACAGTTGTCTGTGAAAGTCAAAGAATATGTGAGCGATTATCAGGAGGGTGTTCAGGCTTCGTTTCAAGAAGCAAATCTTAATGCAGACTTTGATGCTGGTTATGCGTTTGCATCTTCACTTGCTAAAATCGGAATTATCGGAGGACTGGGAGCTTTTCTAGCTGCTGATGCAGCATTTGCTTTTGGAAGCTGGGCTTTCCTCTTTGGCATAGGTGGTCAGATTGCGTTGTTTGCCAATTTCCTTGGCCCGATTGGTATTGTGGCAGGTGCGCTGATTAGTGCCGGACTGGGCATTATGAAACTTTTTGGCGGCGGTTGGGAAAAGAGTGTCGCTAAAAAGCTGGTGAATGCTTATGAAGAAAAAGGTGTTACTGACCAGTACAGAAAAGCCATCAATGAATATTGGGCGCAGACGGAAACTGCATTTGACCAAGCAGCCGAGCAGCTCGATCAGGCGTGGACTGCTTATGTGGAACGGTTGCAGACAACTGTCGATAGTTACGATATTGAGCAAATTGAAACTTCGCTTACTGCGGCGAAAGGTATTCAGAATTTTTTCGAGCATATCCCATTGTAAGGAAATGGTTTCGTGACCTCTACAACTGGGATTTGGAATGAAAGGAAATTGCTATGAATCCGATGTTCAATGAATACAAGGATGCCGGTAAAATTCAGGAAGCATTGCTGATTGGACGCAACATGGTGAATAAAGCTCCGGGAGACTCGGAGTGCGTAAATGCCTATTTGGATTTCCTGCTGATGCTGGCTGAAAAATTGCCTCGTACCGATGAACGTAAGAGTTTTGCAGACCAAGCAAATCTTGTTCTCTCTTTTTATGAAGAAAATGCAGATCTTACGGATGACATCATCAACGACATTCATGTGTACCATAATCGACTTGGTGCAGTAGTTACGGACATTGCACAGCTCGAACAGGAAGAATACGAAAAACAGAAAAGAGCAATCGAGGCCACCAACACCACGCAAATCAAAAAGCTCTATACCATAAAGCAGAAGTTGGAAAATGCCAAGACCCATGCAGAGTTTGACAAGCTCTTGCAGGAAATTAGTGCTGTGGATGCTGAAATTGACCATGATAACTTAACGTCAGAGCAGAAAACACATTATGACCAGTTGAACAAGAGCTGCACTGATACCATCAGTGCCAAGATGCGCCAGTTGGAGTACAAAGATAATATCGACTACAACAAAAAGGCTGTTAATGCATACAACTCTGCTTTTACAAGTTTCAAGAATAATGAATCGCGGTATAAAGATAAGAGCCAGCTTTTTGGCCTTGTTTCCACGACGCTGTTTGCATATGATGCAGGACGGTTATTTAATGAAACCCTGATTTTCTATAATCATGTCTATTCCTATATCTTTAGCAAGCTAGATGATAACGGAAAACTAGAGCTAACAAGGTATTCGATTGAGTGTGAACGAAAGCTGAGGTGAAACTTATGCTGACAGCACTAAGGAACAATAAAAGTTTGACATTCTATCAAACCACAGAATTCAGACCAAAGTTCAGCGTGGATTCTTCTTATACAGGCGGAATAACAGCAACAGCTATCTCATCTACTGCATACACCACTGCTACGGTTACAACGCAGTTCAATAATCAACTGAATGCTTTTTTAGATGCTTTCCATGCCGAAAGAGAAAGAATCGCAAATAAAGTAGCAGAAGGATTAGCAAAAGATTCAGAATATACAGGTGCAAGAAATGATGCAGTTAAGCTTGCGTGGGATTATGAAAAAGCCGATGTCGAAATGGGTGGTCGAGGTTCATCTGATTGGGATGATGCTCAATGTCAGGAAATAAAAGAAACCGGAAAAGTTAGAGGTGCTGAAGGCCATCACCAAAAGAATGTAGCAGATCATCCCGAAGATCAGGGAGATCCCGACAATATAAAATTTTATAAATCGAGAATAGAACATCTTGAAAAAGGGCATAACGGTGACTTTCACAATTCAAGCGATGCACCTAAAATTGACAAAGACAAAATGCTTAAGAAAACAAATAGCAAGAGAGTCTTTAGAAATGAAATAAAGGGCATTGGAATAGCTGCTGCAATAGGTATTGGTGTTGGTTTTACTATTAGCTTTGCAGTTTCGTTGGCGCAAACGGGTGTTACCCCTGATTCCATTAAGTATGCTTTAATCAATGGCGGTAAGTCTGGACTTTCATCGGGTATTCAATCCACCATTGGATACGGGATAGGAAGAACCGTAGGACAACTAGCATCTCAAGCATTGACGGGAGTTTTCTCCAATGTAGGACTTGAAATTACGGAAAATATAGCTAAAATGTGTAATATGGGTGCTGTTGGAGCTATAACAATAGGTGTCTTTTCAACCGTACAGTTTGTAAAGCTGGTTTGCAAGGGTGAATCGTTGAAAACAGCGGCTATCCAAGTTGGCAAGCAGGCGTTGTTCTCGCTTTCACTACTAGTGGTATCCATTACTGCACAAGGTATTTTTGGCGGCCCAAGTGGAATCATTGTGTCTGTCGGAGTTGGAATCATCTTCGTAACCTACACGATAGCTGATACTGTTCATCAGCGGAATTATTCGGAAAAACTTCGTGTTTATATGATTGAAAAATGCAAACCGATATTTGCTTAGGAGGTCCTTATGTTGATAGATGACTTTGTCAGAAGTGCCATTAAGCAAGATAAGCGGAACGTTTTTGAAAAAACAAAGCTGCTTTCCACTTGCCCAGAGGTTTTGAAAGAATTTTATCAACAAGCGAACCCTGTGGATGTTGAAGTGACCATGGATGGTAATGCGGTGAGATTCGTTCCGGCAGATGAGTTGGAAACAATTCAATCCGATTATTCTATGGGCAAAGAGCGATTCGTTTTTGCGACTTGCAATGGAGATCCAATATATGTATACGATAAAAAGATATATACCTGTTGTCATGGGACACGCAAAATAAAAGATGAACTGATGGCAGAGAATTTCGCAGCGTTCTTGGATTTAATTGATTAACGGTTCTTCGAGTAGAAGTAAAAAAATAAAATGTGCAGGGTAGCAGCAACGCCGCCCTGCACATTTTTGTTAAGTAAAGGACTTGAGCACTTCTTTCAGTGCTTCACGCTGTTCAGGGGACAGACGGGCCAGAAGCTTCAAAAACTCCTGCTGCTCCTCCGGAGTGAGCTTGTTCTCCGGCTCAGAATGATTTTGGCGGTTCATAAAAGATACTTGCTCCTTTCGGCAAATCCTGTTCAGCTATCAGTTCAGCACGAATCTGACGCTTATATTTATAATAGGTATTCCGGGCAAGACCGGTGAGCTTCATGCACTCGGCATCGTCAAGTGTGCCGCCAAAGGTCTTGCAGTGGGTGCGGATGATCTGCTTAGCTTCTCTGGATTTTTTCGTTTCAAAGCCAATGCCTTTCTTACGACCAACCTGCTTGCCGTTCAGCCGGGCGGTCAAAAGGCCCTCACGGGTGCGCTGGTGCAGATCGGCAACTTCTTTTTCGGACTGCTCAAAGGCCAGTTTGATCTGCTCCTTTGCCAAGGCCATCAGATACTCGTTGATGCCCTTTAAGATGAAGTCCACATTTGTCCCTGTCATGGCAATGCTGCCGGACAGGGCTTTTTTGTAGGTCTCGGTGTCGATGTGGTGCTCTTTCAAGAACACCAGCCGGATGCCCTTATGGTAGAGGTCTTCGTACAGAGCAAAACCCTCTTCTGCATTTCTGGACATCCGGGACACAGAATCGAACACCACCGTATCCCCGGATTTCAGAACCCGGTAAAGCTTCAGCCATTCCGGGCGAAAAATGGATGTGCCAGTATAGGCTTCCTGCACGATATGGGCAGTCGGGTATTCTGCCTTGATGTTGCGGATTTGACGGTCAATGCTCTGCTTTGCCGTAGAGATGCGGCAATAGCCATAGATGTTCATGCGTCTCCTTTCTGGCTCAAAGATAACGAGCGACATTTTTAAGACTGTGTTTTGCACCTTGAAATGGCCTGAAAATGGCTGGTTTTAATACAAAACAGAATATACGGTATTTTTAATACAGTTTTAGTGGGTATAGGCAGTCATAAAATCAGAAATGGTAGTGCACGGTTTGTGATTGGTGGTGCCCTCGCCATCCAAGGGAGCATAGTTCCAATCCGTTTCCTCGTCAATATATCGCCGCCCATCGTCCGGCAGGTCCAGCGATTCCGCAAGGATGATGGTGCCCCAGTGGTTGACCATCACAAAGGGTGCGATCTCGCAGGGAATACCCCGGCACTCATCGTCGTGCCGGACATCGTAGGCGTACAGACCATCCGGGATGGTATCTCTCTTGATGCGGATGCTGGTGAACAGCGCAGGCTTTCCGCAAACCGTAATTTCCTCGTAGTGTTCGGTCATTGCATTAAAGGTCATAATCTGTCCTCCTTAGATTTCAATGATAAAAGCTCTGAATTTCTCTTTGTAGAAATCCATTGCACTCTGCGGCAGAGAAGTCAGATTCCCTTCGTTGTCGCATCCGGCCAGAAATCCCGGCCCGGCAAGAACATCGGCTCCATCCCACAGCGGACGATTGAGCGGCAGGCCAAGTAGCTTGCCTTCATCATTGCAGACCAGTGTGACCTCTGAACCGGTGTCACTTAAGGCGATGCATTCGATCAGCCCGCCCACAAATTTCTGCATGGCTTCAAGGGTGTTGTCCAGCTCGATCTCCTTTGGCAGCTCCATTGGCAGGAGCGCAAGGACTTTGATTTTTTCTTCTTTCATTGTGTACCTCCAAATAAAAACAGGACAATCCAAATGGATTGTCCTGTAAAAAGTGAAGGGGAGCATCCGAAGATACTCCCCAGTAGATAATTATTTTTTTCTTACCATGCAACGTTTTTTGAAGAATGCGATGCCATAACAGAGGATGTCATCATAGTCATCCCGGAAGTCTGCTGCATACATCCGGTCATTGATCTGCTGAATGGCAGTATCACAGGCATCCGGCAGAGCATCCAGAGTTTTGGCATACTTGGCTTCAAAAATTGCCACGCGGCCATTGCGGATATCCTTTACAATAACATCGCTGCGCCCCTCGCCATGCTCTTTGTTAGATTCTACCACATAGCCAGCACCAGTAAAGATGCCTGCAAGGAAAGCGTGGTAAAAATCCTCCCGGTAGTCGTGGTAGCTGATGGTCATACGCAGCAGCTTGGTCATCTCTTTTGTCAGAGCTTCGTTGTTTCCGCTCCAGACTGCATCAAACAACGGGCTGCGGTTCCATGCCTTTGCACTGTCATCAAACCATTTGCTTACAGTGGTTTCAAAAATTTCCCGAATCTCTGCATTGGGAATCATCAGCGCAGAGCAGTCATCCGGCAGCGAATCCGTCAGATCCTTATCCCGCACCTTGGTCAGATAGCCTGTCAGATACAGCACACTCCAAAGATTTTCCTCAGAGGAGTGCAGATAATCGTAGGTCAGGTTTTCTTCAATATGCTGAACAATAGAGCCGCCAGCCATCAGCGTTTCAAGCTTTGTGGTGATATTGTCACCTGCATAGTCGATGAAAGAACGGATGATGGCGTTATCACTGGTGTTTTTCCAATAGCTTTTCGGCTTCTGTGCTACACCATACTGGAAATCCCGCAGATAACTGATCACGTCCCACGGACAATAAATGTCTGCATCGCCAAAATGATAACCATCGTACCATGCCTTGATTTCAGCAGACTGCGATTCAAGACCAGCATCTTTCAGCATTTGATCTACATCTGTCTGTGTGAAACCAAAGGATTCGCTCAACCGGGGAGAAAGAATCGTATCCGAAACAAAATTGTTCGTCCCGGTAAAGATGCTTTCTTTTGCAATTTTCAGGCAGCCGGTAATAACAGCAAAGTCAAGCGAAGTATTGTCTTTGAGCGTGGTGCTCATCATAGCCCGCATCACGTCCAGCATCTGCGAATAATATCCGTTGCTGCTGGCTTTGGCAATAGGAACATCGTACTCATCTAGAATGACGACCGCCGATTTTTTGAAGTGGATTTCCAGCATCCGGGTCAATAGCAAAAAGCAGCTTTTGGTTTCATCTATGGATGCAGTGCGTCCCAGAATTCGCTTAAAGATGCCTTTGTCATCGTCAGAAATAGCATCGTCATCCAAAAGAAACTGATAATCCTGAAACGCAAATGCCAGTTTCATGCACAGCATTCCATAGGCACTTTCAAAGGTCAGACCGTCCGTGTCCTTGAAAGAGAAAAATACCACAGGACACTGGTTCATCCATTTTTGGCAAAGTTCTGTGTTTTGGGAAATCGCCAATCCCTCAAACATCTGCTTGCTGTCTTTGCGGATGTCAAGAAAATTTGCGAGAGTGCTCATACCAAGGGATTTTCCGAAACGGCGAGGACGAGTGATCAATGTTACTTCAGCGATACCACCGCTAAGAAGTTCAGAAATCAGATTGGTCTTGTCGATATAATAATACCCGCCTTCTCGAATCTTTTCAAAATTCGAGATTCCAACAGGAAACTGCAAATCTTTCATGCAATGCTCCTTTCCGCTCACAGAGGAGAGCTTTCAGAACTCACTACTGTAAGTGTACCATGAAATATAGAATCATACAAGAATCAAGTGACATCGAAATAGAGCAGTTTTATTATGCTACGTTCAATCTGGTGGCTTTATAGCAGTCAGCGCACATTCCCTCATGGGTGGCGGCAAACTCTGCCGCCTGCATGATGGAGCCATCCTTCAGCTTGACCCTCTTGATGGGCTGATTGCACCGGGCACAGATGCAGGGCACAGGCGGCTGTTCCTGCTTCGGGCTAGCGGATCTCGGTTTCGGCTGCTTTTGCGGTTCTGCCTCCGGCTGCGGTGCAGCATCTTCCGGCAAATCCTCTCCGGCGTAGACATAGAGACCAAGGCCGAACATAGCAAGGTTCTTCACCAAACACCGCATGATAGCCTTATTCACATCGAACATGGAGGCTGCTTCTACGGTACGTTCTTCCATGCCGATCTTTTCACGGCGGCGAGTCTGCGGATTGTAGTCCCATTTCGGAGTGGTGTAGGTATAAGGCACAGCTTTCATGGCTTTGTTTGCGCCATCCAGTACAGGCAGCCACATTTCGTGAGAAACGCCCTCAATCGTGACCGAGGTATACACCATAAAGCCAGTGATCGGGTCATAAACATAGGGCAGGCCGTTGAATTTCTTGACTTCGTAGCTGGCAGCGGGATACAGCTTCTTCACCTCTGCCCAGGCATACGCCCAGCTTACATATTTCAGTTCCGTATTGCCGGATTTTTTGACTTCCAGATGATCTTTGAAGTCGATAGCAAATAATTTTACGAATGGATTTTCCATAAGAATGCCTCCAATTCTGATAAAGAAAAAAGGACACAACAGCGTCCACTGTTGTGTCCCATGATGTGAAAATTACGGATTGAGCAGAAAATCAATGATGTTTCGATGAATGATTCCGTTTCGGCTTAAATTCATCAAATCACCACTGATAACATACTTAGGATAGTTGTCGTGCAGCCGCTCAAGATTACCGAACTCCCGTTCTTCATCGGCGGGAGTGATCAGGTAAGCAACCTGAATATAGAGCTTTTCATCTCCACGGTAGCAGATAAAATCAATTTCGGTGTCGTCCAGCTTGCCGACCTGAACTTCATAGCCACGGCTCCGCATTTCCAGATATACGATGTTCTCATACAGCTTGTTGCTGTCAAGCTTTTCGCTTTTCTTGATAACGTTCCGCAGGCCAAGATCGACTGCATAGTACTTTTCTGTGCTGGACAGGAGTGCTTTTCCTTTGATATCATAGCGGCTTGCATTCAGAAGGATAAAGGCTTCCTTGAAATAATCAACGTAGTTCAGTACGGTAGCAGTGGTTGTCTTGATTCCTTCCGAAACCATGCGTCCACTGATATTACGGGCAGAAAACGGATTGCCGATATTGTCCAGCAGGAATGCAAGGACATTACGTAATGCGGTCTGTTCGCGAATATTGTGGCGCAGCATGATGTCACGGACAATGATAGCCTCGTAAAGATCGTCCAGATAGGTGGTGATTGAATGATCGTCAGGGAGGAAGAAACGCTGCGGAAAACCGCCGTACTTCAAATAGTCTGCGAAGAGCTTTTCATCCGAAGTATAGGTTCCGTTTTCAATGCATTGCTGTTTTGCTTCGGCCAGCGAAAAGGGGAAAACCTGAATCTGGATGTATCGTCCGGAAAGATAGGTTGCCAGTTCGCCAGAAAGCAGCTTGGAATTGGAGCCGGTCAGGTAAATATCACAATCGAAATCGACACGAAGAGAATTGATTGCAATCTGCCAGCGCTCCACCTCCTGAATCTCATCCAGAAGAATATAGATTTTGCCGGTGCAGCCTTCTGCTTTTTCTGCGATGTAGTCGTAAAGCGTTTCTGCAGTACGGGTGTTGCGGAAGCGCATGGACTCAAAATTGGCCTGAATAATGTTCTGTGCGGGAATATTGCGCTGGAGGAGCACGTCCTTGATCTGACCGAGAAGGACTGTTTTTCCACAGCGCCGGATTCCAACCAGAACTTTGATCAGATCCTGATCGATAAAAGGAATGATCTTATCCAAATAACTTTTGCGCAGAACCATCGTGTATCACCTCATATTCTTATCTTAGCATACAATTATTGTTGTGTAAACAGTATTGTGCTTTTCTATTAAACAAAAATAGCTGAAGCGCAAATTTTGTGTGCCTATAGGCGTACAAAAATTATGCTGCATGGATAATGGTAAACCTGCGGCTGCTTACATTCTTGCTGTACCGATTGAAAATATCAGGCTGTTCTTTCTTCAAACGCTGGGAGTCTACCCGTTTACTTTCGGAGGATACCCAGGACACCTTGTAGCCCGGTGCTGTACCATAGGCGGCGTCCTGCATCTCCAACTTCACCTGCTGTTCAATAGAGGCTTTTTCCTGCTCCAGCTGTTCGATCTGATCAGAAAGTTCCTGCCGCTTATCCAACAGGTCGCGGATGGGATTCAGATCGGCAGTTTTGTTTCGAGCATCTACAGAGTACAACTGATTGATCTGCTGTGTATCCCCCTCGCTTCCGGTAGGTACAGGCGGAATTTCGGGCATCACGTTGTATTTCCAGAAGTGCTCTTCTTTGGCAATGAGGTTGTTCAGAACTTCTTTGTCGGTTGTGATCTTGTGAATCACCAGTTCTTTCCCGAAAATCAGAGCAGCAATGTACCAGCAGTCAAAACCGCTGACAGCCAGATAGTGATTGACCTGAGCCATGTAATGTGCGGGGATTTTGCCATCCGCCCACTTGTCCGCAGAGAAAGGCGAGACCGTCTTGCACTCCAGTCCGGCCTTCTGCCCAACGATCAGGCGGTCAAAGTCTGCCAGAAGCAGCGGATGTTCCTCGCTCTGGTAGATGGCATTTGCACGGCGCACCTTCAGACCAGTTGCTTCGGTGAAGCGTTGTGCGACATAATCTTCCAGATCGCGTCCCTGGCGCATAGCCTCATTATCGATGTTCTCAATAGTTTCGCTGTTTTTGTCGCAGTAAACCTGAAAAGCAGAACGATAGGGATTTACACCCAGAATGGCACCTGCATCGGTGCCGGTAATACCGCACTTGCGGTAGCGGAGCCAATCCTCTTTGGACAGGTTCAAAGTTGAACTCAATCTTTTCATGCGCTTTGCATCCTTTCTTTCATAATAGATTCGGCAAGAATGAAGTCATATTCCACCAAGTCTTTCATGATCGTGGAAAAGTCGCTGGCCAATGAATGGCAAGAACCAACCCACAGGTCATAAAGAAAATCCAGAATATTATTTTGCACCCTGAGATGGTTCCAGTAGCGCTCCTCCAGTCTGCCCTCGGATTCCAAAACAATAATGGCGGTGCTGATGGTACTTTTCATCGTGATCTCATAAGCCATGGTAACGCTGATTTCAGAAGCACTCTTCTCAACGTTGTCAAAAAATTCCGTGAATTCCCTGAAAATGCGGTTATTTACATCATTCATGGCTTACTCCTTTATGCTGCTGCCAGCACCATCTTGTAAGCCTTGTCGATCATGGGGTTGCCCTCTGTGGTGCGCAGGAACAGGTTTTCGTTGTAGTTTTTGGTCTTGCGGAGAGGGTCTGCGTGGGTAGCAAAATCAGAGACTGCGTTGATAAAGCGCCAACCGTTCTTGCCGACCCATTCCAGATCCGGTGCGTTGTAGTAGCGAGCCTTCAGCTCTTCCTGCAGGCGCAGATTATTCTTCCGCTGGCAATCGGACAGGTCCTCAGAAATCGGGAAGAACTCATTGATGAACTCCTGCACCTTGTGATCGGATAAATCGATGCGAGCCAGCTTTTCGCCACGGTTGCTGAGTTCAATCATATAGTTGCTGGCCAGCTGCAGGGTTTCACGGGCATCCTGCACCCGCAGCAGAACATTTTCGGTGTGGCGTGCAGTCCAGCTGCGCTTTGCGGTATTCAGCGCAAGGTTCAGCGTGTTCTGACAAACCACACGGATTGGAGTCATGGCCACTTTCACACCAGAACTTCCGTCATGACTGTTGAAGATCACAAGATATGGTACTACTTGATCTCCAGCAATAAGATATTTCCTCGGAAGCCTTGCCAACATCCAGACCTTTCTGCCGCCCTGCAGGGAACCGGCAGTTTCGTAAGTAACACCTTCACCCAGCAGGTCATCGGTGAACTGAAATGCTTCTTCGTTCTGCACAATGCGGTAGCGGTCGGATACCACACCCAGAACAGCATCATCGGTGCTGCGGACGTTAGCCCGATAACCGGGAATCATAGCACCCGTGCCGGAATAGATATTACGGCTCTCCACCTGCCAATCCAGACCGGCCAGCTCCAAGGCTTCACGGCTTGCAGGGGCATCCATGATGATACGGCCAAGGCCGTGCCAAGGGGTCTCACGGACAGAGAACATCGTTTCAACATTTGCGGGCATAGTAAAATCTCCTTTTCAGTATATTTTGCTCAATCGTTGTTTTCCATTTCTTCAGCGATGCGGACGAGGACTTCCACCAGGACGGTGCCAACTTCTTTGACGATTTCGGACCAAAAGTTCATAATGCTTTCTCCTTTCTGCGCAGCTGCGCTTTAAAATACGATGGTAATAATGATAGTGATGGTGCGGAATAACAAAATGCTCACCTCCAGACATAAAAAAGCCCCTGAGTCTTTCGACTCAGAGGCTATGAATCATGATTATTATATCTGGGTGAAAATTTGGAGTTTGAGAGAGTTATGAAATTAGATTATACGATAAGATAACGTGTAAACGCTATCTTTTGTGCCATTTTGTAAAGTCGAATTGATGTTTGGTATCGTCTGTGATAAAATTGTTACAATTACAGAAGATTCTGGAGGAACCTTATAATGGCAAAAAAGAAAGCTGAAGAAAAGGCTTTGAATCTGGATCAAATTTTGTTTAACTGCCGGGACTACCTGCGCGCTGCCCGCAACTCCGGCTCTTTTTTTGAAAAGCGCGACATGATGCTGACCCTTGTGTTCCTGCGCTTTATTGGTGAGAAATACGAGGACGGCATTGAAAAGCTGAAACAGGAACTTCGGGCACAGGGGCTTGACCCAGACGATAAAGACATTCATGCAGCATTTTTTGATGACCCCACCTTCCCGGATGGAACCTACAATCTTCCCCCGGAAGCACGATGGAACACCATCATCAACACGCCTGCGGCAAACCTGAATGTGGCACTGGACACCGCACTGCACAGCATCGCTGCCGGTTCCGAGCAACTGAAGGGCTGTTTTATCGAGGGCACCTTTACCACCCGCAACCTTGCCCCCAACGACATCAAAAAGATCGTGGACGAGATAAACAAGATCAGCCACAAGCAGTTTGGCGAGGAAAAAGATCTGATCGGTCGAGTCTACGAATATTTCCTGAAAGAGTTTGCGGTCAACGCCACCAAGGAGGAGGGCGAGTTCTACACGCCCCATGATGCTGTGCAGATGATCGCTGCCATGATCGAACCTTTCGACGGCACACTCTACGACCCCTGCTGCGGCTCCGGCGGTATGTTCGTCCAGAGTGCCGCCCTTGTCCAGTCCAAGCAGGGCGGTATCAACCGCATCAATGTCTACGGTCAGGAAAAGGAAGCCGCCACCTACCGCCTTGCCAAAATGAATCTTGCCCTGCGTGGCATCAGCCACAACCTTGGCGAGACCAAC